ATGTAATGATACTTTTATCCATTTATATATTTACATTCATTTTGAACTGGTACACTATAGATTCAATAGTAGTAGAAAACTATGATAATAAAGTAAATAAAGAAGAAGATGAGAATGAAGAGGAGAATAAAACTGGCGTCAATCCAAGATTAAGATACTTATATGAGTCGTTCTTGTATAGTATTTTGATATACATAATTTTTGTGATTTCTACAAAAACAGAAGGTATGTATCTTGCTATATTTTTACTTCTCTCCGTGTTATTAGTAATAATCCAAATTATATTGAAAGCATTATATGGTTCATACACAGAATTAAATCTTACAAATTTGTTTAAGTCTGTTAATGATATAAAAAACCAGGATATAAACATGGAAAAGTTTGATGGTAATTTGATACTTATATTGAAATTTCTACCATTCATATATTTGATTACATTTATGGTATTAATAACTGGATTAGGTAAATATTATACACGACAGAGAAAAGACCATACTAAAAATTGGGATATGATTAAATTCATATTTGGAAATAACAAGTGTAATTTATGATTAAAAAAAACAAATATACAAAGGCTACAAATGATTATTTATTATCTGAACTGGACGATGCTTCGGCATTATAACCTTTTGGTTTTATAAATAATCTTTTCAAATCCTCTTCTCTAAATTTACCGTTAGTAGGTTCATATTGAAAGCTAATAGGCAAATATTTTATTACTGTAACAGATTGATTATATGTCCTGGAAATTTCCACCGCTTGCTTATTACAATACTCGATTAGCGTATTGTATTCGGTTATTACACTAATTATTGCGTGTATAACAGTAATTAGATTATTGATTACAAAAACCCCCGAATGTGTTTTACCTATTTGTGATAGATGATTGTATTTTTCAATTCCTACGACACTAAGAAGTTCATAAACATTTAACATCTCGGTATGTTTCTTTCTTGCTGTATCATTCTTCAAAACATCGCTTGAAAGTTCTTCCTTTGTTTTCCTATTTATAATATAGAGGACTGTTAAATGGTCGTTATTATCCAACGACCTTACTTTTTCTCTGGATTGATTAAGATTGATATTCGTAATATGATTGATTGCTCGGTGTAGATTCATCATCATAAGCGTGAAATCGCTCACCTGTTTAATTTGGTATTTCTCAATAAATTCTGTGATAATGTAGTCAGTTTTTAGAGTATTAAACCATTCAGGCTTACTAAATGAATTAACATATCTAATAAAACCAGTCATCTGGTGATACGCAACCAGACCACCGCACAATACATCGCCTGGATTTCTTGGGGCTGCTCCATCTGTATTTTGTTCTCTCATATACTGGTAATAATGCGGGTTATGAACTTGTCCGCCATATATAATTGAGCCTGTATTCCAATTGAACGCTACTTTACATTCAGTACACCACATTTGATTACAGCCGCTAATCTTAAAAATTCTGACTCCGCACTGGGGACAGCCTTTGGTTTCTTTCTTAATTAAAGCGGCACTTTGTAAATTAGCCTCAATACAAGTATGTGCGTCCTCTTTTGTATATCCAACAATTTCATAACAGTCAGGGCAAGTATATAGCTTACAAACCTCACACTTATATTGAGTTGATAGATATCCTTTACAATTATCGCCAGGACAAGGCATTATAAACTTCTTGCGTTCCACTTTTGTATCTCCATTTTTAATGCTGTTAATTTCGTTTCTTAGTTCGGTTTGCTTTGCTAAAATAGCGTGATATGCTTTTCTTACTGCGTCTTCTTCGGCCTTCGTATTATTTAATTCCTCATTTTTATCTTCAATTAACTTTCTTCTTTCAACCAAGTGCATTAATTCGGGCGTTTTACTAATTTCACGATCAACCAATAGAATTTTGCGATGTTTCTTATAATCTCCATCCACATATGACCTATTCAAATTATCTACTACGAATTTAGAACTCCACTGATTTTTACACTTCATACAGTGCGGGTCTTTTGCCGTAGATAGCAAGTAAGTTCTAACACAGGTTTTACAAGCATCAAAACCACATATACAGGTTACTTTCGCATTCAAACTTTTGTTAAATTTCTCGCAACAGATTTCACAAGTCATTTATGTATTGGTTATATCATATAATATAAATTAAATTAATTCATCAATTTTTTTTTAGTCGCCCCGCACGCGACATCCCCGCGTGTAATGTGTGTGTGTGTGTGTGTGTGTAGTCTAGTCGGGTGGTGTGTGTGCGTCTAAAGCGAATGTGTGTGTAGTGTGGTGGTAATGTAAAAAAAGATGTAAAAAAAAGTGTATTAGATAGGGACTTTTTTTTTGTTTTTTAGTTTTTAGTTTTTAGTTTTTAGTGTGTGAATTTACTCGGTCTTCTGGTTGGCGGCGGCCTCGTTCGCAGCAGCGGCGTCGGCGTTCCACTTGGCTCGTGCGGCGTCATCAAGAGCCTTCCAAGCGGTGGCGAGACGGCTGAGGACTTCGGTGCTCTTAAGCTTGAGTAGGGGCTTCTTGTCGTCCTCTGCGAGCTTGGCGTTCTCCTTCTCAAGAGCCTTATTAGCAGTAGCAATCTCCTTCTCCATGGTCTCCTTGAGAGCGGGACGCTGGGCGGCATTATGAAGGAGATAACCGCTGACCTTCTTAACCTTGGTCTCGGTCGCCTCATCGCTACTACCGTCAGCAGCCTTCTTTGCGGTCTTCTTCGCCTTCTTGGCGACCTTGTCGTCCTTAACCTTATCGGCCATTAGGACCATCATCTGCTTCTCAAGAGTTTCAATACGCTGAACGGCGAGCTCGAGGGTCATAGAGGATTGCGTGGAGGAAGACATAGTGTTTGTTTGTTTGTTTGATGTTATTAGTATATATTCTGTCTCCCGTATTCAATTTTTTTTTGGTCTCCCATTTTATTATTTTATTTTATTTAATTTTTACTTCAAATTCTACTTCAAAATTCGTCTCACTTTATATAGGTTTATTATATTATATTATGGTATATTTTTATAACTCAATTCCCGTTTTCTCACCGATTTCCCAACTACATATAAGGGGTGTGATTATTGTTATAGTTTTAGTATGTATTTACTCCAGTTCTCTCGGGTTCTAATGAATCTATTACTTATATATCGAAGTAGATTGACGACTACATATAGGGGGGGTTAATATTATATATATTAAAAAAGAACTTAAAGGAAAAAGCAGCGAAAGCATAACCAATCTCTATTAGATTTTTATCACTCAAAAATCATTTCCCTACCGATTTCTCAACTGCTTATATCAGGTCAATGTTATTATAGTATATAATATTTAATAAATTTATTAGATTTCAAAATTATAGTAGAGAGAATATGAAAAAAGAAAGGGATAAGATTAACGAGTGCATATATATATATTTATTTTTCAATATATAAAAAAAAGAATTTAAAGAGATGGGGTTATCAACCCATTATGGTTAGACATATAAAAAAATTGAAATCAATCTCTCAAAACCTATATATAATTATAAAAATAAATACAAAAACAAAAATAAAGATGCCTACTGTGATTTCCCAATACAACCGCTACACAACTGATGCCCCGACTGATATCCAGACTGCACAATTTGCTTGTGATGTAGCAAAGCGTGATTATATGGACTCTAATAAGGTGATTTCCGTCAGGCAAAACTGGGTCAGGGTATCGAACGAGCGTGGTGTGTCGGTTGCACTGGATTTGACTGCGTATATCCGGGCACGGGTTGATAACGAAAAACTCCTGAATGAGACTAAGGCTATCGTGGCTAAGGAAAACGCCGAACAGACCAAGTCAAGGATTGGTTCCTATATCTCCAACTACAAACTGGGAAAAGCAACCAAGAAGGTGTGTGATTTGGAAAAGACTTTGCGTGAAACCATCGATATAATTGAAGTTACCGAGATGATTCTTGAGAGATGTAATGAACGCATCGAGGGAAACAAGACAGACCTTGATGCGGCGGTCAAGGATAAGGAGCGTAAAAATACGACTATGATTCGGGCACAAGATACTCTGTACAGTGTAAAGATAGATGGCGGACAAAACAAGTGGATTTAAATAATCTCTCAAATCTAATATTATAAAATTAAAAAGGTAGTAATATATTTTTTTTAATGGTATATTTGCTCTATATTTTTTTAATATGTTTTCACGATATGTTTTTAAAAAAGGACTTAAAGGAAAAAGCACCAAAATCTCATATATATCTGGTATTATCTCTCCAATCATAAATATAAAATTATTTATTTATTTATTTAATTTAAAATTGATAAATTATACACGTCATATATGTATTGTAATCTCATATCTATTATGTCTCATTTAACCGTTTTCAACGCTGGAGTTTATGCTGGCGTCTCTATCACCATGTATACTTTTATGCTTATTGGCATTATGAATTGCTTGCGTCCAAGGGTTCTTACACCCCCATTTGCTTGGGCTAAGATATGTCTAATTCAATGTACTTCCAATTTTGTCGGTATTGTTGCTGGTGTTGTCGCCCTCGGTTGGTATGACTGCGAGTATTCTAATGAAGATGAGGATGGCGTTATTCCTGTCCGTCAATTAGCCCTTCTATGTATTATCTTCTCCCTAATTGCTACCGTTCGTATCTATAATGTATTTCTATGTCGTCCCCGCCGACTCGCAGCAGTAGAAGCGGCGATGGCTGCGGCGGCGACACAAGCATACGCAGAAGCACAAGCAGCAATTCCCGTAGTCGTTGGTGATGATGATAGCGATGACATGGATATAGATAGTGATAATGTTAATATTGGTTCTGATGATGTTGGTAGTAATATTGGAAGTGATACTACTACTACCACTACCAATCAATACCAATATGGTTGATGTTGAACTAAAACACGAGTAAGTTTATAGTTAGTTAGTTAGTAAGTTTATTGTATTTTTTTTTATTCAAATTTGGTATAATCTCTCGGGATATTTTTGCTACTCAAATCTCGTTTTCTCACCCATTTCACGACTGCTTATGATGTAAGGGATATTGCTTACATGGTATGCTTGCTTTTTTACTGAATAATTTATATTTTACTTCAAAAAGACTTCAAATTTGCTTCAAGAGTGGCGAGTGGATATTCTCCTACGAAATAATATATACTATGTATGTGCTTTCCAACCCATCAATCTTATCATAATTTTAGTATAAACTAATTGTCTCTTCCAACCCATAATCATATCACTATTTTAGTATAATCTCTCTACTAAATAAATATAAATCAAAATAAAATTGAAATCAAATAATATAAGTATTACTCATACAAATATATATCTATAGAAATATATACAGAAATTGGTATGAGTAATTACGCTGGTACTCACTTGGAAATTCTTAATCAAGTATCGGAAGTAATTGGTAGGAATAATGGACCGCAGACACAAGCACAAATTCTAAACAAAGTTGCTTTAGACGCAGAGACATCAGTAGTTCAAGCGGAAATCTATATTGATGCAGGAGAACAAGAACTAAATCAAAAGCGGGAACTCGCTGCTGTTGCATCAGTCAGTAGTATTGTTTCGTGGAAAGACTTCCAGTATTATATGATTATATCACAGAAGAAACGGCATAGAGCAAAACAAGCACTTGATGAGGTATTTAATCTGCGAGAACAGGAAACCAACGGTTTTATCAGTCGTAATATGAAAAAGTATGACCTTAATGTCGCTATCAAAAAAGCATCGCAGTTAGATATTGAAGCGTTCCGTTCGGAGCGGGAGGCAAGAGCATCTAATCGCTTTCAGGCTCGTGAGTATGAGAAAGCACAAAGAACAGCATACGATGTTGAAGAAGCCGAGCAGATGATGATGCGACGGGAAAAATCTGTAGTTGATTTGAGAGCGGTCTTGCTTGCCGCACTTGAGGCAGCAGCAATCGCCGAAGAAGAAGAAGAGAGGATGCTTTACGAACAGGTGAAGGAGAATAGTAAGTCTAATATGATTGTATCAAACTCTACTTGGTCTTCGGTCTTTAAATTTTGGTAAATTATTAATATCTCTCAAATTATTTATATTTTTTTATATAAAATAAAAAATAAAAAATTGATAATAAAAATAAAAATTTATTATTAATCATAAAGTATTGAATGACTGTTGATTGGTCTAACACAGTTTTATATAAATTGCGTTCTAACAACCCACTAATTAACGACGAATATGTAGGTAAGTCAGGAGATTTTACAGCCAGACAAGCAAATCATAAGAGCAAATGTAATAATAATAATAATAGTAGCGAATACGAGTATCATTTCAAGGTTTGTGTATTCATTAGAGAGAATGGTGGGTATGATGATTGGCATTTTGAAATATTAGAAACGGTTAATTTAAAAGATAAAAAAGAAGCAGCAATTCTGGAGAGATATTGGATTGAAAAACTTAAGCCATCACTAAACAAAAATTTACCAGCACAAACACCTGAAGAACTTGCCGAATATAATAGAGAATATAATAGAGAATATTGCCGTATCAGGCACAGACAAAAGATGGAAGACCCCGAATATAGAAAGGAAAACACAGAGACCACTAAAAAATGGGCGGTAGATAATCCTGAAAAAGCGGCGGCACTAGTGGCGGCATCACAGGCGAGGGGTAAAGAAAAAATAACTTGTGTTTGTGGTGCTATTCATAGTAGGCAAGGTAAAAGCCAGCATCTTAAAAGAGAAACGCATAAGGAATATCTAAAAAATAATCCAGTAGAAGCATAAGCAGAGTTAATATTACCTTTTAAATCAATTTTTTTTATTATTTTATATAAAATAAAAAATTGATGAAATTATTCAATAATTTTTATAGTAGTATCAATAATAAAATGAAGGATGTTATTAACTTATCTGAATATATGCCTGATACCGCAAGAGCAGAGAGAGCAGTGACGAGAGCAGCAAGGGCACTTATTCTTGCGAAGACAGGCGACCCAAAAAACCCAGCAACTATGAAAGCTATTGAGAGAGCTGACGGAATTCTTACAAACTCTCTTAATGCTGCGGACGCAATTGCTATTATGGAAATTGAAAAGATGAGGAGTTCGAGGAAGCGGAATTGGAAAAATTGGATTGAACATGACTCAAGAGTAATTAACAAAGTAGTATCAAAAGCGTAAATAACAATATATAAATCTTAACTTTTTTTTAATCCAATTTATGTTAGATATAAAATAAATTGAATAGCAAATGGTATATATAATCAACTATAAAATCAAACAATCAAACGATACAAACAACGAATTAATAATGAGTACTTTCAACGACACCCAAGCAAACATGGACGGCTACAAGGTATATAATCTCTACGGTGGCTATGTTGAAGACGATGACGAAACTACTCGGGAATACGAACGTCTTGCCGAAGAAGTAGAGGAACTCTATATTGCTTCCATTAAGGCAGAGGAGGAAAGGCGGCTAATTACAGTAAAGAAGAATTTGCTTATTATGCGAATCAAGCGGCATATGCGTATGCGTGCTGCTTACAAAAACAGACGGGCGTCGCTGAAACTGCTCCCCATCATTATTGAGTAGGAATTATTCAACTCATATATCACTATTATAATTAAAAACTACTATAGAGTATTTTTTAATCTCTCTGTGATATTGAAAAAAAATTGAATTAAAAATTTCAAAATATACTAATAATATAAAAATACAAGATACGATATATATAAATGAATACAGTTAAGCGTATTGAATACAAACCCAACGAAATTGTTCTTACCACCGCCGATGAAGTAGCAGGACAGAAATACGAAGAGATGCTCTACTATGGAGACGACGAAGAGGACAATCAAACCTACGAAGAAAATGCCGCTCTTGAAGCGGGGCTGGCGTGGAGTAATATGATTGACCAAATGGACGACGACGAGATGGCTGGAATGATGGGCGGTGTAAATATAAACAGCGACCCAAACTGTGACGCTTCAAACGATGACGACGAAATGATGGGTTAAATTATTCCTCAAATATTAAGTATTATTATTATTATTATTATTATATTTTTTTATGTCTTTACCAACCCATTCACATTTTAACATTCTCTCTATTATAATAATACAAATCAAATATTTAGACAATTAAAATCTAATTTATAACATTACACATATATATAAAACTATGGAATCTGCCCGTATGATGATTGTTCATTCCACCGTAATCGGCTCTATCTTATATTTATTGATGATTTTTGTCCTGGGTCAAAAGCAATCGGTTGCCGAAAACAGAAGCGTATTACTTGCGGCGGCAATACTCATGTATATGATTGTGTTCGGTCACGGCTTACCAACAAAGATTAACAAATATTTATTCTAAGTATATTATTATCATAACTTTTTGTAGCAAATAATAATAATAATATACGCCCTTATCCACCCACCGCCCTAACTACAATCTCTCAAGATAATAGGTTAAAGATTTTAATATATATAATATAATGGAGGAGCAAAAACTCGTAAAACCCGTAAATAAATTTTATTGTAGTTGTTGTGATTATAAATGTAATAGAAAATATGATTATGACCTACATTTAGCAACACAAAAACATAAAAAGGCAGAAATGATTGCGAACGGGGTGGAAATAGTAAAAAAACCCACAAAGGAATTATTTCACTGTGGGTGTGGAAAACAGTATAAGCAAAAATTCAGCCTTGCGAGACATAAACAAACCTGCGATTATAAAGAACCCGTATGTGTCTCAGTAGATATAGTTGCTCAACAAAAGGAACTAATAGATACATTAGACAAGATGAATTCTTTATGGGGAAATATAATAGATGTAAAAGACACCCGTATAGAAACACTAAAAGAATCAATTGGAGTAATAGAAAAAATTCTAATTGATAGGGCAGAGTTATTGATGGCTGCGGATATAAAAAATAAACTTTTACAAGATGAAATGAACGATGAAATAAAAGATATAAAAAAAACGCACACTACACTACATAACAATCTGTTTGAAAAATATATAGAATTACAGGAAACAAATAAATCATTGGAGGATATGCTTAGTAAAGCACACAACTAAATAGTACCATAAATACCATATTTTTGTTATAATACCATATACCATAACATAAATATTATAGTTTAAAAGTGTGTTTTTTTTGAATTTCATAAACTTAAATTTTTTTAGGAATTAGACATTTATAAATGTCCTATTTTCATATCTCATATAAAGTTTGTAAATAGGCTCAAATATATATATTTTTATGAAATGAAACCATTAAGCAGTAATACTATATATAATTATCAAATATTTTACAAGACCATAAATTATATTTATGAAAAAAATAGTTTAGAGATTATATTACATGGGGTATATATGGGGGAAATGGGGGAGTTAAATTCCGCAACAAAATATTATTGTAGTTGTTGTGATTATAATACATCACGAAAAAATGATTATGATAGACATTTATTATCTGTAAAACACAAAAAAACGCAAATGGGTAAAGCGGGGGAGATAAATTCCGCAAATTCCGCAAAATCCGCAAAATCAACAAATGAATTATTTCACTGTGAATGTGGTAAGAAATATAAATATAAATATGGTCTGGCGAGACATCAAACAACCTGTGATTATGAAGAAGCCGTATGTGTAGAAATCAAAAAATCTACAGATGTATCGGGAGATATGGTTGCTATATTAATGGAAAAATTAGATAAAAAAGATAAGCAGATGGCGGAACAATCAGATAAAAAAGATAAACAGATGGCTGAACAATCAGATAAAAAAGATAAACAGATGATGGAACAACTGGAGAAACAACGAGATGAAAGCAAGGAACAAATAGAATTATTAACAAATACGATTAAAGATATGATACCTAAGATGGGTAATAACATTACAAATAACAACCAGTTTAATATCAATATGTTTTTGAACGAGGAATGTAAAGACGCTATTAATATGAGTGATTTCATCAAATCTATACAAGTATCAGTAGACCAACTCCAATACACAACGAATAATGGGCTTGAAAAAGGGATTACCAAAGTAATTATGGAGAATATGAATAAATTAAGCAAATACGAGCGACCTTTACACTGTAGCGATGTAAAAAGGGAGACACTTTACATAAAAGATAATGATAAGTGGGAGAAAGATACGAACAAAGAAAAGATAAAGAAGGTAATAAACAAAGCATCAAACAAAAATTATACGGCACTAACAGAATGGACGAAAGACAACCCAACATTTATGAAACAAGATGATAAACAGTTGTTTTATGCGAGGTCTATGTCGGCGATGGGGAAACCATTAGATGGAGTAGAAGATAAAATAATTAAGAGTATATGTAAAGACAACCAGGCGAAAGATTAGTGCCTGTATCAACCCATAAAATTTTTTCTGCCGACCTTTATGTAGATAGAAATAATTAAAATGTTGCGTATTATTATAAAAATGAGCGGCGGGGGTGATATGGCAGGTTTAGGTGCAGGGGAACAGGAAGCGTTAGTTTCGGCGAGATTAGGGGACATAAGGAAGAGGGTAAATGCTGAATCTTGGTCTCCAAATATGGAGAAATTAATTGCTGATTGGGGAGAAAAGGCGGCTGGATTAAGATTTATGCATTCTCACTCTGGTGGTGCGTGGAAAAGATTTGGAAATAATCTGGCTGTTACGGGTATATTAGTTACGAGTATTGCGTCATCGGTTTCGTTGGTTGCAACGAGCGTGGAAGATGTGCAAATAAAAAATGGTATATTATTTGGTGTAGGTGGTGTAGGAATGGTTTCCGCATTAATTCAATCTTTCAAAAAGTTCTATAATGCGGAGGAGAAGGCGGCGGATCATGCGTCGGTTTCTAAACAGTTTGGCTCTTTTTATAGATACATTACATTACAGATGAGTATGTCGAGGGAAGATCGTGACCCGTCTGATGTTTTAACCGCATACGCATTAAAAGAATATGAAAGATTACAACAAGAAGCACCATCACTAAGTGGTGCGTCCATAGCAGCATTCAAAACAAAATTCTCGAATGGTCTTCAAGCGATCCCAGATATTGCCGAAGATAAATTTATTATTCACGTAACACAGCCAGAAGTGGTAAAGGATAATGAAGTAGAACTAACAGTTGAAGCCATAGTATAAATTTTTTTATTTTCTGTAATATAAAAAAAATTATAAAGAGGATAAACTTAAATATTTACTTACCCGTATCGGAGTCGCTATCGGATTCTAATTCTAACTGATGTAGGTAATAGAACATATCACAAGAATGGTTTTTTCTATATTTTTTATGTAGAACGACTTTATCGTCAAAATAGATAGAGATTAAGTAAAATTCTTCTAAATATATATTTTCCACGGTTAAATCAGTATATTTTTGGTTCTGCTTATCTTTGAGTTTGTTAAATGGTAATTCTTCACCGAAAATATCCAAAATATGTAGATTATTAATTTTCCCATATTGGATGGTCTCTTTGTTCTCAATTTTAACAATCTTCACCATCTTAAATATAAGTATATATGTTAGTAAAGTATAATTTATATTTTCAAATTCAATTTTTTTTTAAATTACGAGAGATAAAATGTATATGGTGGTAAAAGATAAAAAAATATTATAAAAAAGCACTTAAAGGGACAGTACTATATATAGTATCGTGAAATAATAAAATAAAATAAATTAGATTATGTATAATAGCTAACATAGTATTATAATATAATCAGTTCCATTAGCTCAGTTGGTTAGAGCGTCGGTCTTATGAGCCGAAGGTCGTGGGTTCGAGTCCCCCATGGAACAACTTTTTTGAATTCCTTGTCCCCCATTTTTTTGAATTTGTTAGAGAGTTCTATTAGCTCAGTTGGTTAGAGCGTCGGTCTTATGAGCCGAAGGTCGTGGGTTCAAGTCCCGCATGGAACATTTTTTTAAGTTCCCGTAGTGTAGCGGTCATCACGGTGGTTTTTGATACCACAAACTCTGGTTCGAATCCAGGCGGGAACTTATTGCCTCCATAGCTCAGTTGGTTAGAGCGTGCGGCTGTTAACCGCGAGGTCATCGGTTCGACCCCGATTGGAGGCGTTTTTTTCTTTTTTAGACCAGTCATGGTGCCCGAGAGGTCCAAGGGGGTAGACTTAAGATCTACTGTGTACGCACTCGCGGGTTCGAACCCCGCCCATGACATTTTTTTCTTTTTTACTTTGCCTCCATAGCTCAGTTGGTTAGAGCGTGCGGCTGTTAACCGCGAGGCCATCGGTTCGACCCCGATTGGAGGCGTTTTTTTCTTTTTTGGTTTCAGGACCAGTCATTGTGCCCGAGAGGTCCAAGGGGGTAGACTTAAGATCTACTGTGTTAGCACTCGCGGGTTCGAACCCCGCCCATGACATCAACAAAAATAATATATATTTTTTAATATATATTATTAACAACTCATAAGAAACTTTCAATCCATTCTTCGGCATCTTGATAAGTATCAAAAAAATAATATATATATATAAAATGACACGCCAATCACGATCGCAACATTATAGAAGTAAACAAGTCCTGTTTTCTGGGTCGAAAAGAAAGAGAGAATACGGTTTAGGAAAAAAAACAAAAAAAAGAAAACCAAGAAAACCAAAAAAAAATGAAAATAAAAAATCTAAAAGAAGAAAATCAGCACGTCGACCGAGACAGCCAAGTGGGTTCAGGGTAAGTAGAGGGGGTGCGTGGTCTTGGAACCTGTTTTCGAAAGGAAAAACCAACAAAGTCCCTGAATTGACGGTCGGAAGAACAGACGAACTGAAAAGAGCCTACGGGACCGAGGAGGTGCTGGCGATGCAGGATGCGGAGGAGGCGGGCGAACTCCTTACACTCGCGCCGGACGAAGAGCATCACGATAATGCAAAAACGGTCAATAAACTAACCTCCATGGTGAGGGAAAAGTTAAAGGAACAGAACAGGTCTGATGTCCATTTTACAGACGATGAAATCAAAAAGGTGCTAACTATAACCGATAAAATTAATGGTAATCCGGATATGGATAAAGTAGTGATTGGTCTTAATAAACTACGTTTATAAATTATTCATTTTTATATAGAATAGCATAATTAAAAAATAAAAATATATTATTTTTTTATTCAAAATACTTTAAGATACAAAACTAAAAGGGGAAAATCGGACAACGATCACTACGTCCAGAAGGCGGCGCAGTAGAGGGACGAATTACAGGAGGCTTATTATTCTTCTTGAATACATCAAGGACACGCTGCGAATAGTTACCGACGAGGGTTTTATCGGGGTTATAAGTTTCGGTATAAGCGATAGTGACCGGAGCATCGGTATTCGTATTGACGGGAGTATTCTGCGACATCTTTGGATTATTAGGGAGTTGAATAATATATATACCAAAGCAAACTTGAATTCAATTTTTTTTTGACCCCAATAAAGATAATGAATTAAAATGTTCTATAGTTTATACTTCCAAGCCGATGATTGGTGCGAGAGCGGGCAGGGCGGCGATTACTTGTATGCATTTGAAATGTAGTGGGTCTAACTTGATGAACAGAAGTAGTCTGCGGGTCGGGGAGATTATAAACAATATTGGAAGTATTATCAGTATAGTTAAGATTGGTAATATATAATGTATTCAATCTATTAATATATGCCTCCAGGTCAAAATCTTCATCATGAAGTTCGTTAATTTGAATAAGAGGTCCAATATTGGGAACAGTATTTCTAATGGACGCAAGAAACATAGCATAATCAATATAATCATATTCATTATCGTCGTAGCCTTGTGTATCGGTAGTTTCATTAACAATACCATCAATTAGGTCTGGCGTTCTACATACAGGGCAAGAATTGTTACGATTAACCCAATTATATATACATTCATAATGAAAAACATGATTGCACTTAGAGATATATTTGCGTCTTTCGTCTGTTTCGGAGTCAATAAATTCGGTATCTAAACATATATTACAGGTATCAACCATATGTATAATATAGAAATATATTATTGTATAACAAATAAAAGAGTATAAAGGAAAATCGTATATATTTATATATAATAAGCGTGTATAGTGGTGTAATAGCGTAAATTTATATGCCCGCGTGGCGCAATGGATAGCGCACCAGACTTCTAATCTGGGGGTTGCGAGTTCGAGTCTCGCCGTGGGTAATTTTTTTAATTTGGCTATAGGCAGTGTTAAATCGTTGGAGCCAAATAACAATAACTTTAAATTGTATAATAATTTAAAGTTATTAGATGAATAATATAAAACGATGTATAGATTAATTCCATTAAGAAATTTACGTAGAACAAAAGGAGTAAAATTTGATGAAATGGTTCCGTCTGATATTCCTCAGATTCACGGAATTGATAGAGTAATTCATGGACCGAATTCAATATCGCCAGCACCAGTAGAAGACACAGTTCCAAAGGTAAAGCGTCCTTGGTATATGCATACGGGTCAAGATGATAATTTACTGGTATTACAAGGTACAAGATATATAGATATTTTTGAACCAATAACAAAAAGAAAAGCATCTTTTATCGTTACACCAGACAAAGTATATAAAAATGAGAAATTATATTACGATGGTGCGGCGATGATTGTATGGCCTGCGGGTATTTTCCATAGAATTGTAAGCGGAGTAGAAGGTAGTATAAGTATAAATATGTCAAGCAGAACGGATAAATTTAGTTTAATGGATAACTTTAATATTTATAACTTATGCACAACGACGGGTAAATATGAAACAATAAAAGAGGGACACGAAGACCAGGTAGATTTATTTTATAAATATCCCAACGATGAAATTAAATCGCTGTTAAAAGATTGATTGTATAATAATTTAAAGTTATTAGATGAATAAGATATAATATAAGTGAAAAAAGAATGTATAAAAGAACAGAGGAGGGAGATGATATAAATTTGACGAAAAAAATGAAATATATGGATAGTTATGATACATCATATTATGATGATTTATGTGAAATAACGAAATTATTCAGTGCAAAAAAATATAAAAGCGTAATAGGTTCAAAAACAGGACCAGATTCAATCAATCAAACTATAATATTTATAAACCGAATAAATGAAACCGATAAATTCACATTATTTATTCATAACAAATATTCAATTACTACAAAAATTCCAATAAAAAACACAAATTATATATATAGCACGTCGTTTGTAGAATTAGGCGAAGTATATAATTATTTAAAAATGCATGTATAAAATGAAAAATAAAATAAAAACCAAAGGTATAACATATTATGGCGGTAGCGAGCGAGAGAGTTGTAGAAGTAGTAGCGATTAAGGAGGCGGTAGAGAGGGATATTGGGATAGTCGCCGGTGTTATATATGATGGGGCATTAGAGAAACTAAAGGCAAAGGTGATGGGCGTGGCTATTCGTTCGACCAGTATGCCTTTAATCATAAAATATGTGATAGAGATAATTGAGGGTACGCCAATTAAAGGTCCAGCACAGAAAGATATGGCTTTGAAATTAATGAGGGCTGTAATCGTGGATTTAACTGATGGGGAAGACGAAAAAATATTAACAAAACTGTTGGACGATGGAACAGTATCTAATTTAATTGAATTAGTAATTGATGCGACCAAGGGAAAATTAGATGTAAATGTTGCGGTAGTAGTAGTATCGGGGTGTTTAACGAGATTTGTACCATATGTATTAAAAAAGGTGAAGCAAATCAGGGGTAAGTAAATAAATAAACCATAAAACTATAACACTATAAAAAATAGATATACATCTGTCAATATGTATATCTATTTTTTATAGTGTTATAGTTTTATTTTTAGGCAGCGGTGATACGCGCCCAACTCATACCAGCGGTCTTCTTGCGGCGATACTCTTGTTCGCGTTCTGCTTCGTCAGCCCAGGAATGAGTAAATATGCCTGACTTTCCAACGAAGCCGATGCCCCACTTAATAGCGGTAATTGGAGGGAGTTCGTCGTTAAGAACAGCGGCGACTTCTGCCTTCATAGACTTCAAGTGGTCGCACAAGTTCGGCTCGGGCTTGGGTTCGGGTTCAGGAATGACGATATGCTTGACGGTGTTAATAGTCTTGGTCTGGTTATTCTTCTTGGGGGCACTACAATAAGATGCGGTATGTCCGGCGACACCACAGTTGCGGCAGTTGATGCTTAGTAGGTAAGGACAGGTGATATTATTTTCGGTATCACGAACATTATGGGTATTGTACCCCGTGTTCTTGACATCAAAGCAGAGTTTGCAGTGGGGGGTCATTTTGATTATATATTATAGTGGGTTTATTGATATCAGTAATAGATATAAATAAAAGCGGGTTCAATTTTTTTTTGAGCTACAAGAATTGTATTTCAATCGGTATTTCTGGGCGTAGAGGCTGCTGCTGCTGCTCAAGCATGAACAAACGAGGGCTGACGAGATGGCGCTTCAAAAATAGTAGACATATCCCCTAATGACCCCTGTCTTTTAGGTGGGGAGGGTATTGGGTGGGATGTGTATGGAAATGGTTTTTTCGCAGCAGAGTAGATATTGTTATTATGGTTATTGCTATTTGTAAATATCTTATTGAATTTGACCGCGAAACTTTTAGGCGGGGGTTCGCCTGAATGTTGTTTATAACGTTTTTTGAAATGATAGAGTGCTTCGTCGGTAATACCATTATCAACGTTAATATTTAATATTTCTTCTAATAATGTGCCTTTGATTGGATCAACTTTATAATCGGCAGGCAAACAAGCTTCGTCGGGAAATCCAATATATTTTAAAAAATTACGAACGCAAATAGGAATACAGTTATAGCAAACAAAGTTAAGGAAATATTTGTTGCGTAATTGAGCGTTTAAAATTTCTTGAGAAAATAGTTTATCAATCATAATATAAGCGGTTTTGAGGTAAATAATATTATTTATGAATTTTTTTTTAGTAAGATTTAATTGCGATATTCTAAATTTACATGACTCGGTTTGTTCGATGGAAATTCTATTGGATTTAATAATAGCATTAATAAGTCGTAATTCATTCTTAATATCTTTAAGTGATGTGATAGTTTTGGATTTGAAATCCTTAATTTTTTTAATAAGTGTAAAAATATTGGTATTGTAAATGATAGGATATTTATTTCTAATTTTCCCAGGTATTAAAAATGGATTGGTTTCTTTGATTTCGGCAATTTTGTCTTCTATGGATTTAATTTTGGATTTAATATAATTAGAATGCTTGATTTCGTTATTAATTTTATCGTCATAGTCCATATCAGGTGTTTTGTCTGATGCAATATCCATATCATTATTATTATTATTATTATTGAATTTGCCGGATTTTCTGCCTTCAAACTCAAAATTATTATAAAATAATAACAATTTGGCTGAAAGAAATTCGGCGGAAGATTGTAGTTTATCGTATTGGTGTGCTGTAATTTTATATGCTTGGGCGCAAGCGTCTAATTTTGTAAAACTAATAATTGATAATAAGAAAGTGACGGTTCCATTAAGAGCGGAGAGTATAATATCACCGTTGGTTCCACAATGAATATGTGTTTGGGAAACGGTACAGAAGGCGGTAATAAGCATAGATGGTAGCATTAAAAGATATAGTCGTACAAGGGAATGTTGGGATGCTTCCATATAAATAATTTTTTGCCCCTTGATATAACTTGCGAGTATATCAAAGGACGAAGAATATTTCTGTGCGTAATTGAGTTTATAATATTTATCAATTTGAAGTTTAACATCATTATAAGTCAATTTTCTATAAAAAACAGTAAGCTTATTATTACTACCACCGGGTGATAATTCTTTTGATATTTGATAGTTAAGTTCTCTTGTTTTTTTCCTCTTTTTGAAACTATCTTCGTATGAATTTTCGGATTGACTTGAATCACTGGGTTCAGATACGATATGGTCTAAAAATTGTAGTTCTACACCATTAATAAGATTAACACCTGCACCATGACCACATACACCACCACCACTAAATACACCACCGCCGGTTGGGGAATTCTGCGAAAAAAATTTAGCTTTATCGAGTAAAATAGTAGTATATGAGTGTTGCTTATTAATATTTATGTCCGATAAGTCAACGTAAGAGCCAGATATTTCGGGGTCTATAACAATATTTTCTAAAGTATTCTCCGCAACCGACATATTAGATTATATAAATATTTATTAAACGCCGGTTGAACCGAATGCCCCGTTGCCTCGTAGCGTTACACCTAAACTTTTAACCTCATCCATAATATAAATTTTCATCGGGTATTCCAGGTTAGGGGGGCATAATTGAACTAATCTACTACCAAATTCAATTTTATGGTCCATAAAGTCATAACCACTAATATTATCAAAGACAGCCTTGATATTACCCCTATATCCAGAATCAATAATACCAACACTATTAGCAAGACGCAGCGGAGTTTTAACTACGCTTGAACGAGGGTATAAATAATACGAAACATACGACTTATTCATTTTCATAGCGGCGACGATTTTATGGTCTAAAACAACTTTTTGTGCTCCCATACTGTCTGTATCTTGAGGGCAGAATAAATCAAATCCAGCATTAAAACAATAGGTTTCCATATCGGGTTCATCATTAACGAGAGCATTTAAATAATTATCAACATTTTGATTATGTGTGCGAATAGCAGCAGTATATAGGTCATTTAATTCAGTAGATTCGGAATCAATGTAAATAAATAGTTCATAAAACTTTGGCGAGGTGATAGGGGTATTAGTATTGGAATCCATAAGGAATAACGGTGTATATATAATAATTATAATTTTTACATTTATATCAATTTTTTTAAATATCAAAAAAAAATTGATTAGAATATTTTTAATATTATATATAGTATTAACAACGATACAGATATATAATGGTTTTGAGCAACACTGATATGCGGTATATTACCCAGGCGTCGACGGAGGCAGGAAAGTCTGATGTATTGATGCGTCATGGTTCGGTTGCTGTTTCGGGTGGAAAAATTATGGGACGGGGACATAATCATTATAGGAGCCACTCAAAGGATGCGTTCATTACTAATACTTGTACTTGCCACGCCGAAATTGCGTCTTTGCGTAATATGTTCCATCACTGCACCTCGAATACGCGTGGAAAACACAACCACAGTATAAAAGGCGGACAAGAACAATAAGCAACTGGAGGAGATGAAAAAACTTTACAAAAAAACAACGGTGTATGTGGTGCGCCGTGATAAAAATGATAAATTACAGGATTCATCTCCTTGCCAGAATTGTTTAGAGACGATAATTGAATTGAAAGTAAAAAGGTTGGTATTTAGTTCTGTGGATAGTACATTTGTGAGTTGTACCCCGAAGGATTTAATCATTAATCACGTAAGTTCTGGAAATAGACATCTGGGTAAGACATAATTAGCAAGCAATAACACGAGCATCTTTGGGATTGTAGGAACAACCAGTTTTAACTTTTTCACTGACGTATAAATCATAGTTAGAATATCCAAGAATGTGGTTCATATCTTTCGTAATATTACATTTTTTGGTTAAACTATCTGTTCTGGATTTACCGGCACTATTACAATTATCAGCGGATGGCTTATTTAAAATGTCGATAAGATAAGTGGACCTATCAACAGAACACTCATTTTTTTTGATATCAAGATACTGAGATTGGGAAGTTTCATATAGGTGGTGCTTGTTGAGACTGAAATCAGTAATTAATACAGCGTTTAAAGTTTTATAACACTGGTAAGAATTAACGGGATTACATTTGAAACCATCATTAACGCTGGAATTGGTAATTCTGGTGCCTCTTAAACCGGAATAATTTTTTACACTAATTTTAACAGATGTATCAACATCTTTACAACCAGTATAAGAAAGATTACTGTTAGGATTACCGAGATAAGATTGGTTGCTTGAACCGTTCAAAGAATACTGACCGGCGGTATTATTTAATCGTTTGGAATATTTGGCTGAGACCTTTCTGCTGAGCGTAGAACCAGAGCCGCTATTAACATTAACTGGATTACTGCCTATTGAAGAAGTATTACGGTACATCATAGTATTTAATATATAATAAATATATAAAAAAAAATTGATAATGAATTTATAAATAAGTCAATAAGCACCAAAATAAATAACTACCAATAATATATAATATATAATATATAATATGTCTAATTATATTCCCCCACATCTTCGCCGTAATATGAATGATACAGAGACCGATAATAAGGAAATCCCGAGCGTTGATATTTTAAATTCGGTAGTAGGAACAAGTTTTGCTGCTATTACTGAAAATGGAGCAGCCGAGGTAGTGTATAATTATACTGATAATATTAGACCAGGTTGGAGTGTAATCAAGAAGAATACGGCAAAGAATAGGAGCGATGATTATGAATGTTCGGTTAAAACTTCAAATGCGCTGATATTTGATTCACACCAAACGAAAGCGTTGAAAGAAATTCGGGAAGAAACAAAGATTATTCAAGCAGATGCGAATAGTTTAATTCGGTTTGATAATATGTTAAATAACTGGGATAAGTTCAGGGATATAGAGAATGATTTACAGGGTGATGTATCTGTATATGATAATTACAAAGAGGACCTTGCGAAGATGAGACTTGAAAACCAACAAATAGATGAGCGGATGGAAGAGTATGCAAGGATGTTAGAATTAACTGATAGTGAGTCAGACGACGATGAAAGATATAGGTAATCGTTTAATATAAACAAATGAGTAAATTATTATATAAAATTTTTATTTTTTTATATAATAATGATGGACGACGATGATGATGATGATATAAATGATATAATAAATGAAGTAACAGAATTAGAAATAGAGATAAATAGAAAGAAAACAAAAACGAATTTAATAATAATTCGGGTAGATGATGATAAGATAGAAAATATAACAAAAAAAAAACAGCATTTCGTCGATAATATAATAACAAGAAAATTATTGAATGGTATATTAAATAAAATAAAGGATGAATATTGTAAAAATGAGTATGAAATAAAGTATTTGTTAAATTTTGAAGTAATAAAAAACATAGATGAGATAGAAAACCTGGATATAGAAGATTTGATGAGTGATGAAAATTATAATTTGAATGTTTTGAAAAACATACAAAGTATAAATAGTACAAACGGCGAGGATGTATTTTTTACAAATGCGAACGCTTTAATTATAATTTTAAATAAATTGGAACAAAAACATTACGTAAAATGTAAGGAAAGAAAACACAATTCTACGAAAAAGATACGCCGATAATTCTACATAATATCAAACTTAAAATTTTTGATTAATGCGATATTTTCTTTATTAATAATCAAACCAAAGTCCAGATAAGCGTAGTTTTTATTGAAAAACATATAATAATCATAATCAATATCCTTCAATAACTTTTCAAATTGTTTATAGAAGTCGGTCATATATTTGCCCGATTGTATAACTTTATTGTCTAATTTTTTACAATACTTGAAAACAAATGAGAAGATAGAAATGAATTGGGATACCGACAATCTATTATGGGGGTCTGGATATAAGGACTTTTTGAATAATTGTTTAACGAAGTCATATATAACAATATATTTGGAAGAATTATTTTTTTTGCCGATTTCGTTGGTCAATTTGGTGTGTATAATATTAATATATCCAGAAACCAAACTATGTAAGTCGTTGTATTTAATTACGCATGGAATTAATTCTTGTAATATATCAGAATAATAGACGTATTTTTTATTAACATCATATTCAGGTAAGAATTTGTAATAAAATCTGGTTAATACGGTTCTATATTCGGTATAATCGTCGTCGTCAAATAATATTCTAATTTCCTCATCCTCTAATAATGAAACATAAATATCATCTATGAAAATATTAACGATGCTTTTGGTTAATTTATTAACATCTTTATCGCTTGATACATCAACAGTATATTCTTTGCTGTAATTATGAATAATAAATGAAATAAATCGTTTTTCATTTAAATGCCACCACATATCATTTCGCCAGTCAAAAAAATGCTTTTTAATGATTGGATAGTCAAATCCGTTCTTGTTGTGTTTATATAATGTATCAGTATTAATTGATAAACCATAGTCAATAATTAATGGTTTGTCGGTAGTTAAATCATACATTACATTATTGTAATGTAAATCATTATGAACGATATCAACAGAATTTAAGATGTAAATACTATTGAGCATATAGTATAATGAATAAAAATATTTAGTATAAAATTTGTGGGTATTGGTTGAAAACGACATCAAATGTGTTTTCAATCCAGTCCCATTGATGTATCTCAAATAAAACATATAATACTCTCTATTAATAATATCAGTATCATTGGTGTCGAAGGAATCTTTTGGGCACTTATCTATTATTTGCTCGAATAAATCGGATTTTTGAAATTTATTGAATTTAACGATACAGGCTTTATTGACGGGTACGAATCTATTTTTAAAATTTTTGATGGTTCTAACCTTCTTACTAACTTCAACTTCATTTTTACTAAAAAAATCAACTGCTTGAATTTTATTAACTTTAAACCGATTTTTATTGGTTTTACCATTACAATCTAATCCTGGTTTGAAAGTACAACCATATTCTCCAGCACCTAAAAAATCTTGTTTAATTTTTTTTTCGCCTCCATTCTGTATATGAATATCCTCATTAATACCAGGATAATCGTTTAAATCATCAAATTGCATTATATTATATATATATAATATAATAATAATTATATAATGACCGAACAATACGAAAGTTACAACCTATATATAGAACCATATTATGATAATGATACAAATTATTATCACATATTAACACTGAATAGGCAACCGAAAGGACCACTAACAAATTTTACAAAATTAATGTCTATTAAAAATTTATCTACAAAAATGGGTAATTCAAATGATAATTATTGTACGGTTGTGATAAAAAATAGCATATTGGGTAATGTATCACATAACAAAATCCAGATTTGCACAAATGACGATGTAACTGAGGTAATAGATTTTCTAACAAATAATAATTACATTATAAATGAGAATATGACCGATTACCTATCAAAATATAATTCAAAGAAATTATTATTTAATTTTAAATATAAAATAAATTAAAATTGATGAGTTTTTTATTCATTTACATAAGTATATAAATGAATAAAAGCGAGGATATGCCCGAGAAGCCAGAAGAGTCAGATGACTTGATTGAGGAATATAAACAAACGCTAAATGAAATTGAAAAAAATGCTTTGGTAATTGCGATAAACAATTTGGAAACATCATTCTGTATTGAAAAATCAGTGGGATTCTTGGAATTTATGTCGTCCCGTAAAAAGACGACCGATTGAAATAAAGACTAATGATGGTCGGTAATAAATAAAGCCAGCGATAGAAGACCAATCAATGAAGCAATAATCTGTTTTTTTGTTAATTTTTCGTTTAAAAATAGATAACTGACGATAAATAATAAAATGAAATAAAATATATGAGATATAACATTAGCGACGCCTAAATGCATGAATTTCAAAAGTTTGAAGGAACAATATCCAACAAACGCATACAATATAATGCCGAATGAGACTAATCTATAGTCATTATTTTTGTGTGATAGTTTAAATAAATATTGTGCGAAAACAGAAGAAATAGTTGATAATATTATGAAAAAATAAGCCAATGGGTCCATTATATATAGTTTAAGATTTTATGGAATCTTTAAAATCTTTAAACGATAAGAATTTTTTAATATTCTGTAATACATCATTATCATTAATTTTTTTAGTATGAAAAATTTCATTATCTAACTCGTCGATAGATGTAATCATCGCGTCGGTTGAATTATACATATCAAAACCAATAATTAGGTCGTTAAATTCAGTGAGTAGCCCCTTGTATTTACAACTAATAGAGCGATAGTTTTGAATAGCCTTTTTAGTATCGACAGCTTTAACCTTATTCTTCTTGGAATAGAATATATCAGCACCAGCATCCTCCTTTTTATCGGCTTCAACATCATCGGCAGGTTCAGGTGGGTTTAACGAATCAATAAGTGTTTGTGTATTATCGTGGTTGTCGATGTATATATTGCGACAGCCATATTTAACCGAATAAATTCGGGCAACAGTATCTAAAAATGGAAAAGGAAGTGTGTGTGATTTCTCATCTAAAAAATAATCAAATGATTCGTCGGTGTGGTTATAATTCATAATAATTTTATAATCCTTCTCTCTGAAATTAAAACTGTAATAAATATATTTATTGCTTAATGATTTAATAAATTCCTCATCTTTATCCTCTTCCATTTCATAATATTCCTCCAGCTCTTCTAAGAAAAACGAGACATATTCATATCGCTCTTTATTTCCATCATATAGTTTCTCAAAACTAATTTGGGCGGGCATATGAAGGAATTTGGAGACGAAGAGCGTAGCAAATGCTGTGCCCGAACATAAAACGAATAATAGAGTGAATAGTGCTTGAATAAATTGAAAAACCATATAAATTGGATAGTAATAATAACAGATGAGATGGTAATCATCTGGCGAGTAGCAAACGCTCCAATCGAGTCTGCTTGTATATTCTTGTGGCATGATAGTATAATAAATAATATAACCAATTTTTTATATTATTTATATTTATTAATTTATAAACTCATTTTTTAGAAGTGGTATTTCTCTTTGGTTTTTTACGAGTGGATGCGACTTTAACTTTTTTCTTATCTTTATCCTTACCTTTACCACGGTTATTTTTTTTCTGTGTGGCTGTTTGAGTATAAAATACTTCGGGTAAAGATATGAATTGACTAATATCCTTTTTCATGGATTGTATAATGTCTACTTTGCTGTTTGTGATATCATTAAAAAAAAATTCTAAATTATCAGGTTCTCTAGTGGTTCTAAGACCGGTTTGTTTAACTGATACGTGTGGATTACTAACTTTAACAGTCATACTTATATAAGTAATATATAAATATTATAGAATTATTTTATATATATAATTTAATGAGATCAATAAAACAAAATAAAAAAATTAAAAAAAAATCGCAAACAAAAAAACAAAAATTGAAAGGCTTAAAAGTAAAATCACATATTAAGAATATGAATGGTGGTATGAAAGACTACAAGAATGAGTATATTGAAATTCTTAAACAGTTGGAATATTACAATAGAGTAAAACTAGAGATATTTTTCAAGGCGAAAATTTACAGGGAAGCGGTAGAACAGATAAAAAATCTAAATGGTGAAGTAAGTTCTGCGGATGATATAAAAGATTTGCCTGGAATTGGAGATGCAATTACAAGTAAATTAACAGAATTCATAAATACAGGACAAGTAAAAAATCTGGAAAAACTAAAAAGTGACTATAATACCGAGGATTATGAGAATGAAAAGATTAAGCAGGCAAAAAAAGATGTATTCTTACAGATACACGGAATAGGAGATGCGGCTGCTGAAAAGTTAATAGCCTTGGGTATTAGCACAATTGAAGAACTAAAAGCCAGGAAAAATGAGGAAATACCTGGTAAAGGGACAAAGAAATTAAAATTATTAAACGCTACACAACAAAAAGGACTTGAATATTATGAAGAAATTTTAGAAAAAATCCCAAGAGCGGAAATTGAAGAATACAAAACCACAATTGAGAAGTTATTCAATGAAGCGACCGATAATAACACCGAGGACAATAAGTTTGAAATCGTTGGTAGTTATAGACGAGGGAAACAAGAATCGGGAGATATTGATATAATTATCACATCAAAGGTTAATGATAAAACCGGTTTCGATAAATTTTTAGATTTGTTGAAAGAAAAAGATATAATCAAGGTCTTTTTAAGCAGGGGTGAAAAAAAGAGTATGGTAATTAGTAAGTTGAATAGCGAAAGCACAGCGAGGCGTTTAGATTTCCTATATACACCACCCGAGGAATATGCTTTTGCGATATTATATTTTACTGGTTCAAAAGATTTCAATACAAGTATGAGAATGCTTGCTCTAAAAAACAATCTAACATTAAACGAACACGGCTTTCATCGTATGAAAGATACAATAAAGGGTGATAAAATCACATCGCCCGAGTTCAATACCGAGGAAGACATATTCAAGTATTTGAATATGGAATTCAAAGAACCACATGAAAGGTTGGATGGTAGTTCAATAGTAATTATGGGTAAAACCATTCCACCAAAACCAGATACTACGGATGATGCGAAGGTAGAGGTTGAGAAGCCGGCGGTAGTTGTTGAAAAAACAACAACCAAGAAGTCATTAAAAACGATAAAAAATAATGGACAGCCGACATTAAAGAAGGAAAAGAAGGAAACGCTGAAAAAGCCACCTAAAAAGTTAAAAGATAAAATCACAAAGGATAATATTGAAAAATTTAAATTGGAGGGCATAGACGTGATTAAATCTTTATCTGAAAGCGAATTAACAGATATGTTGAAAGAAACAATTCAAAAATATTACCAAGAAACAGAAGATTCTCTACTATCGGATAATCAATACGATATATTGCGTGAATATGTATTAAAAGTTTATCCAACAAATAAAACTGCGTTGGACCAACACGCAGATGTAAAAGTGGATAAAAATAAGGTAAAATTACCATATGAGATGTGGTCTATGGATAAAATAAAAGCCGATACAAAAGAATTAAATAAATTCAAGCTTAAATATCCAGGTCCATATGTAATTTCGTGTAAATTAGATGGCGTAAGCGCACTATATACTACTGAGGGCGATACACCCAAATTATATACTCGTGGCGATGGTAAGCATGGACAGACAATAGACCACCTAATACCGTATTTAAAATTACCAACTGATAAAAATATAACATTAAGAGGAGAAATCATAATCAAGGAAGAGTTATTCAAACAAAAATACTCGGCTAAATACGCGAACTCGCGTAATTTTGTATCGGGATTAATAAACAAAAAAACATTAACAAAAGAGCATATTGAAATCCTAAAAGATATTGATTTTGTAGGATATGAAGTGATACAGCCAGAGAACCTAAAACCATCGGATCAGTTGAATAAAATAGATACGATGGAGGGCTTGTGTGTGAAATTCATACCAAATATCAGTCCGGATGAACTAACAAATGAATATTTATCTGAGATGTTAGTGGATTGGAGAACGAATTATGAATATACTATTGACGGTGTAATTTGTATTAATGATGCTGTATATGGGCGACTGAGTAAAAATCCAGAGCACGCATTTGCTTTCAAGATGGTATTATCGGACCAATCAGCGGAAGCGAAAGTATTGGATGTTTTATGGGCGGCATCAAAAGATGGATTTTTAAAACCACGAGTTCAAATAGAAGAGGTAAGTATCGGTGGAGTAAAAATAAATTATGCGACGGGATTTAATGCTAAATTTATATCAGAGAATAAAATCGGTCTTGGTGCTGTAATAAAGATAATCCGTTCTGGCGATGTAATACCAAAAATACAGGAGATAATTACACCGGCGGAAACTGCGATAATGCCGAAAGAGAAATATGTATGGAACGAAACCCATGTTGATATTATGCTTGAGAATATTGAAGAGGACGAAACGGTAAAATTAAAAAATATTACAGGGTTCTTCAAAACGATAGAAGTGGTCGGTTTAGGCGAAGCAAATGTGAAAAAAATAATCAAAATGGGAGGAGATACGGTGGCGAAAATAATTGCGATGTCCGTACCCGATTTAATCATGGTTGATGGATTTAAAGAAAAAATGGCTACAAAAATACACGATTCTATTCATAAACAGCTTGAAGTATCATCCGTGGCGAAATTAGCGGCAGCATCTAATATTTTCGGTAGAGGATTCGGCGAAAGAAGGATGCTGCTTATATTAGAAAATGAGCCAACTATATTAAATGACGAATCGTCTGATACTGAAAAAATAAACAAATTGAAGAATTTAGATGGTTTGGGGGCTAAAACGGCTGGGAGATTTGTTGAAAAAATTCCAGAATTTAAAGAATTTATGATACAGGCGAAGTTAGAGTATAAATTAACACAAACGGAAGCACCAAAACAAGCATCTCCAAAAACAGACCTACCATTAAGCAATATGTTAATAGTATTATCTGATATAAACGGCAAAAAGGTATTAGGTGAAAAAATTGAAGCTATTGGTGGTAAAGTAGCATCAACACTAACAAAAAGCACAAATTTATTGATAGTGGGGTCGTTGGATGTTGAAACAACCAAAATGAAGAAGGCAAAAAAAGACGGTATAGATATAATGAGCCAAAAAGACTTTGAAAAAAAATATTTATAGGAATATAATTAAATAATAGTAGATTTATATATATATGTATCAAATAATATATAAATCAGATTGGGTATTGATAAACGCTTTTTATTATTCATTTTGGATGAAACGAACTGAATTTGATAAATATAATTACGCAAACACAAGATATAATCACTTATTGGTAAATTGAGATGCAAATTGAGAAATATATACCATATTATCAAAATAGTCTAATCCTATCAGGTCTACGCCTACTACAGTCGGTGGGTATAAATGCTTGTTGTAGAGGTTGAGTTTGAGCATGTGCCTTGAATTTTTAATATATGTAGTATCAGATTTCACACTGACACTTCTGACGTTGGAATATTCACAGCATTGAAGGTTGATATTAAATTTTTTACAGAGATTTAACCATAATTTCATAATTATCTTCAAATTTTTATAATTATCATTATTATTATTATCATCAGAACGAATCCACAAACTATTATAATATTCATATAATTTTCTACTCATATAATTTAATACGTGTTCCCAAAATTGCTTGTTGTATTTTTTGGGGATATCATTATCAATGACGGCGTTGAAAGAATCAATAATATCTTTTGTAATAGGATCCGTGCGGTCATTACAAACGCCGAAATATATAATATTACTGACCGAATCACATATATACTTATTAAACATAAATTTCTTGCGAATAATATTAGCGGCTTTGTCTTTAATAATAATTTGAGAGATATAATAAACCATATCATCGGGCAAAACAGCGGCGAGCGGGTAGTACATTTTCATATTTTTTGGGGTTGTGGGCGTCTTTTGTGTTATTGATTGTGCTATATAATATATCTTGAGTTTATTAATCAATTTTTTTTCAAACTACCAAAAAAAATTAATACATAATACCAGTATAACTACTACCGATTTATACGAAATCGTGTGAGACAAAATTACGCAGACTAATTTTTAAATGTTTGTATAGTTTATTTTTCAACATCGCATTCATATTTTTCTTTTCATAATTACTGGCGAATACCCGTTTCATATTTCGGTTAAATACAGTTGTAAAAACATCGCTTGGTAGTGTTTTTTTATTGGCTTTTTGCCAATTTGAAAACAGCGGCGAAAGGCTTTTATTGAAATATTTCATAATAGATTTAATACAATCGTCATCCATAATAACCCACTTGTGCCCTGTATCGTCGGGATTTACACAAATATAAAGAACACCCTCTTTAGTGTTGAATGCTTTGATTGGGATATTGACATTATGCTGGACTTTTTCAATATGGTCGGTGATAATTTGATATATACCATTAATATAGTCGTGGTCAAATACAACTTGTAATTCTGCTTCGGTAATTTGAATAGAATTCAAAAACTTAACGAAATCAAAATCGCCATAATTAAAATTAGTATCCAAATATTCAATAACATCAATTTTTGATTTGGTTACATTAGCATATTTTTTGAGTTCATTATAATCAGTCTCCAATTTATCAAACTTATTGGTTAAGTTGATTAGTAATTTATATACATCGTTGATACTACCATTAAACTTAACATCTAATTCTTGCTCTTCTTCATCTTTTGTTTGAATCTTATTACAAATACTCCGTAATTCACATTGGAGTTGATGGTTATTATAGGCTGCTTTGCTGATGTATGATTTTTTACAATGCGAACAAATATAAGTCCCCATTTTTGACTATGATACAATATAATAAAATAATTAAATTTTCATTCAATTTTTTAAAAAATATTACTTTATATATAAATGCCAATACCATTAACAAAATATAATAAACTAACGGCGTTACAACTAGATTTATCAGGAAACTCATATATATATAATCAATTTATCCTGACGTGCGACGTAAGCGATACGCTGTATCTAGATACTGGTAACGTAAGAACTAAGTCATCTTATTTAGATAGTAAGGCGAGTTATTTAATTCACCCCTTCTCAAATGTAAGGAATTGTCGAACCAAATTCAATACCGAAAAGGAGATATATAGATACAAGAAGTCTGATGTTCCTGCTATGACCGGCGAAACAAGTTATGATATAAGTGCTACGCAGAGAGTTATACAAAAAACAGTAAGAGTGCCGAGTTCGTTATATACTGATAATTTAGCGGCTTTACATATCAATAGCGATAATATATCTACTCTTCCATGGCATAATGCAAGCGATAGAATGACGGCTCACGGTTCCGAAACCGCATCAGCGGCTACATCTATAAACCCAAATTATGGTGTTGATGTAAAACATAATTCGTACGATAGATATTTAGGTAGAAAAAAATCGCAGAATTTAAAAGCGGACAAAGCGGACATAGCGGGGACAACACCCGAGACAACATATTGGGGAAACAAAACTTATAAGTTCGGGATTGTAAATTGTAAAAAAACTTGTTAATCGTTATACTGTATTATGGTGATTTTATATTATTAGTATATAATATAAAATTATGGGTGGTTTCAAAATGAAAATGTCTTTATCAACGACAAGTGCCAGCACAAATACACCAGCGGCGCCAGCGGCACCAGTAGTAGTATTAAGGAAAATGGGTACTACAACCAAGCGTAATTGTGCGGCATTAAATATTCAGGGGAATAAATCTTGCAAGTCGTGCAGCGAAAAAAAATGAATTTATAATAATATTTTTAAATAATCTAAAAATATTATTGGAATATAATTATTAATGGAATTTACAACCGACCGTGTGGCTCAAATGAAAGCAGTTCAGGATGAGGGATTAGAACTATTTAAAAAAAAGAATCAAGATTATGGGGATGCATTTGCAACATATGGTGTAGTGGGTGTATTAGTTCGTATGGGGGATAAAATTAGTCGTCTTCAATCAGTTACGGCGAAACAGGTTACTCTTGTGGATACCGAGTCATTAAGGGATACTTTAATTGACCTTCATAATTATTCTGCGATGGCTATTATGCTAATGGACGAGGATAAAGCCAAACTATCAAATACCACAACCAAATAAATCACGGAAATACTTAATCAGAATAATAAACCAAACACTCCAAAAGTTAAAATTTTTAATCATAAATGTATCTTCTTCGTGGTATCCTTTCGTTTCGTAATAGCCTTTCACACCTTCACCGCTAATAACTACGATGCTGTATAAATTATGTTCCATCGTAATTTTTTCGGCAATTTTTAATAGACCACCACCAATACCCTTATGCTGTGCGGCTACATTTTTGTATGTATTGACCGCTGTATTATTACCATAAACGTGTAACTCGCGAATTAGTCCCTTTGATTTTAGAACATCAAACTCAATCATATTATTTTCTTCATTAACAATACGCAGTCTAATAAATCCAAAGAGAGCCTTTTTATCATAACTCTCATAACATATGAAATAATCTGTTCCATTATTAGCATAATATTTGTAAGTATTATATTGAGCGGGCATATTATAATAACTGGAGTTGCGTCCAATTTCTCGTGCTCTAATATCGTGTGAAACAATACCTTGCCCGTCTAATAGTGTATCAACAACCTGTCTCATATTACCAATATTATTACCACCCTCAACATATGTGGAACAGGGGATGTCCCGAATAACTCGGGGCAACCTAATCCAGTTAGGACAGTGCTCCATGCTATATTTAACAACGTCAATTAAATCCTGTGGGTTAGTATCAAAATACGGGACATATTTACCTTCCTTATACCACTTGTGGATCTTGGTCCAAGGAACGGTTTGACAGGGATACACCTTCATTTGGTCGGGGCAAACAACTGAATATACATAATCAAACATATCTTTATCCATTTGAGGAGTGGAATTGGGAAGGTCAGGCATAATATGAATATCAATCTTGAAACAATTATCCTTGAGATATTGCATACATTCAACGGCACATTCAATCGTATGACCTCTGTTGATTTTTTTCAAAATCTTATTGTCCGTATGTTGAACTCCAATTTGAACGCGGGTAACCCCCCAATCGCGGAAACGAATAATCCAATCCTTATCAATTGTGTCGGGACGAGTTTCTACACAAATACCGATGATATGAACGTTAGATGTCTTATTAATAATAATTTCTTCACGAATAGATAATGGCTGGCGAATATCTTTAAGTTTTTCGGTTTCCAGGTCGCCTATATCAAAATTATCATAGTTTTGATATATTCTCCTTACCTCTAAATAAATATTAGCTGCATAAAATAGATCCCGATGATATCTTTCAAGATATTCCACTGGGAATTCAGTAAATGTTCCACCTTCCACAATCAGTTCTAACTTATCAATTGTGTGTCCGTTTGCGAAATAGCCATCCAGCCTATCAAACATTTGCTGAATAGCATTAAAATTCCAACGATTAGCACGCTGAACTGCTGGCTCCCAAAACAAATAAGACCTTGGTTGTGCTTGCCAGTTATTGCCTTCGTGTGCTGGTTCGTTGGGGCAATAAAAGCAATCGTGCTTACAACTAAAAGTTTGTCCGTCGGGAAAGGGGTGTAAGATTACGGTGATAGATGTAATTCCGGAAATATTCCTCATCGGTTTCTTACGCAGTAGAAGCTTTAACATATCAAAATACGGGTGTAAATAATCCTCAAAATCATCTACTGTAATCAAATTTTTGAATATATTGAGTAGAATAGACTTTTTCAAGTCCTTGATTTTAATTTCTCTCATCGCACGGCTTAATACTGGTTCAAAAGTCTTGTGTAATTTACCAGTATCATTCTCGTGAAGACAATTTTTATCATATAACCACTCAAGCAAACGAGTGAATAATTTAATACATTCGGTCAAATCATACTTGGTAGTATCTATGTTGTTATAGTTGCTCTTACCAGCGAGGTTTTTGGACTGGATAAATTCTTCGATGTCCGCCATTGTATTTATTCGTTTATTGAATGATGCTTGTATATGGATATAATCCAAATTTTAGTTTCAATTTTATTTTATTAAATATAAATTAGCCGATGAATTATATTAAAAATAATTTAACTATAGAGTATATAAATTCGATGCGACCAACGAGTTCAATGCGACCAGACAATTCAATTTTAAATGATCCAAACAGTTTTGATGGAAACCATTTTTTAAGCCAGGGTTCTAATATGCAGCACGGTTCGGTATTAGAAAACAACAAGACAATAAATAAAGCAATTATGAAAAAAACATTTACTGTTGATAGTATGTTTAGACCCAATTATGATAATCCCAATAACCAAAGTCACGACTATATTGTAAATCTACCAGAAACTATTACAAATGCTGTAACTATGGGTATTTCGTCTATTGAAATACCATTATCATACCATAACATAAGTGAAAAAGCAAACAATAATATTTTTAGAATAGAATTAAATAAGAAAGATGCTTTAGGTGATATATCAAGTGTGAATACTTGGGATATTGTATTATTACCTGGTATATATGAGGCACTTTTCACATCTACATCGCAGCGGAAAGCCCAAAATATAGAGACCCATATTAATACTCAAATTGGATTACAGGTAAATGGTGATGGTTCTGGTGTAACTGATATTTCGCAAAATTTAAAATTCAAGGTTGATTTATACAGCGGTTATGGTGTATTTTCATATGCTAATAGTTCGGCGACCGAGATCAAACTTGAGACTGGTTCGCAGATTGTAATAAATTTCAACGTTGATAATGATAGTAACAACCCAGGCTGTAGTAATAATTATATATATCAAAAATTAGGATGGCAACTTGGATTTAGGGGAGAGAATACTATTATAGATACTTCATCAGTAAGCACTACACTTGTAGGTGATATTACTGGACCCACATCAGCGATTACAATATCGCCTGCTATTTGTCATATTTCTTACCCTCGGTATGTATATATTTGCATAGATGATTTTCAAACAAATTCCCGTAATTATTTTGCGGTTGCGTCCCAATCCATGATTGCTCCCAATATTGTAGCAAGAATAAATATATTATCCTCTCTGGAAGAAAAAACAGCGTTTAAAACAGCATCTGCTCCTGGTGATTATTTATATACCAATAAACATATTCGTGAATATTTTGGTCCAACAAATATAAAAAAATTAAGAATTCAACTATTAGATGAATATGGTAGGCATCTAAGTCTAAATAATATGGATTGGAGTTTCGTGGCTTCGTGGGAATGTTTGTATAATTAAATCAATAGATTACATCAACAAAACCAATTTGAAGCATTTTTTTAGATTTCCAAGTATTAGTATATGATAAATATTTGAGTAGTTTTTCCTTTGTAACTTTACATTTACATCTGTCAAATATGTATTCTAACAGATGTAATAACTCAAACTCGCTGGGTAGACCAAGAGGAAATTGTTTATATGCTCCCCAATATATGGTCTCTGGGCCACGGTCTAAACGAGACATAAAGCAAATTGTATTTTTCTTGATGATTCTATAATCACATACCGCAGCCAGTAAAAACCCGACATCAGTACAGTTTTTTTCAATAACAGAAATAAGTTCTACGTCAGGAAACAAACGATTTTTATCAACTGTGAATGACTTAAGAGCTTCCAACGAACCACCATATGAACCAATATGTAAATATACACACGGGGGTAATTTATGAATATTATTCACTTCTACAATCAGTTTAATTGTATTTAAAATAATATTTAATGTTTCACTTATTACATTACTATTAAATATGATATGATTACCAATCATACCAATATTGTCGGTGTTAAGTGGATTTTTATATACGTTAATCACGCCACAATTACAGTTGAGTGGTAGTACGCTATCCTCAATTTTACGCTTAAACATATGGGTTAATGCAATAGTTTATGATTAGTTATAAATTTATATTTTTATTATCAATTTTTAAAAAAATTATATTTTTATTATGAAATTTTTATAGTGGTATTTATAGTTTAATTAACAACCGGATTATTTTTTACAAAATTTTTGTGCTTATCAGTTTTAAGGTGAGTGCTTTGGTTGGTTCTACTATGAATAGTTCCACAAATACAAGTTATTTTTTCAAGCCTCTTCGCAGTTGGTCCTCTTGTTTTTTCAGGATTGTCTTCCCTGTTTTTTTTACTTTTCTCTGCGTGTTTCTTTCTAAATTCTGGGTCTTCTCTATTTTGTTTGTATTTGATACGCTGCCAGTTGTTTTTATATTCGGCTCTTTCTTCAGGAGTTTGTGCTGGTAATTGTATGTTTAGTGTCGGCTTAAGTGTTTCAATCCAATATCTCTCCAGAGTTGCTGCTTCATCTTCATCTTCTAAATTTGCCGTTTCTAATATTTCAAAATCCCAATTATCAAATCCACCATTCTCTCTAATGAATATATAAGCCTTTTTATTATATTCTGGACTCTTTACATTATTACAACTGCTCTTATGGTTTATTTTCCGCTGATAAAAATCTCCTGACTTACCTACATATTCGTCGTTAATTAGTGGGTTGTTAGAACGCAATAAATATAAAACTGTGTTAGACCAATCAACAGTCATGCTTATATGCGTATAATAAAAATATATAATTTAAATTCAATTTTTTTTGTTAGACCAAAAAAAAATTGAATACGTAATATTAAATTTATAATATTAACAACTAACCAAAACCCCTTTATTGAAAGATATGTCTACGCAAACCGAAGTGCTCTCCCTCTACATTCCCTCGGGAATCATGGGCTACCACACTGAGGAATACATTACGAAGCAGTTTATTGAACATCACATCGGCAAGGTTATGAGGGTTGATTTTGTTAAGAATGTCGCAAAGGGCGACCGCCGTGAGGCATTCGTTCATTTTGACGAGTGGTTTGACAACGAGCAATCGCTTGCCTTCCAGGAGAACATCAAGAACATCGACATCAAGTCTCGCTTCGTGTATCAGGGCAAGAAGTTCTGGCCTGTTCTGGCGAACAAGAACGCTCACCGTCGTGTAACCAACCCCGCATACGAGGTCATCAAGACCGAGGATGTGAAGGTCGCCGCTGCTGCGAACATCGCAATTCCCTCTGTGTCCGTGAATATGGAGGTTTCCAACAAGCGTGCCTCATTCGCTGCTGTGACTGACCCAGCCAAGTAAATTGATAATGTATTATCTACCACACCAAAAAAACAAAAAATCAAGACGATTTTTTGTTTTAATCACGATATATGAGTATATAAAAAAAACCTAATTAAAAAAAAATTGATATAAAACTATGTTTTTTTTATACAATCAACAATAATATATATAATGGGTGCAGGAATTCTACCAGTCGCACTACACAAAGGAATACTATACATTCTATTAGGTCAAGAACGATACAATAATAACCTATGGTCTGATTTTGGTGGTGGAGCACATAAATACGAGAAGCCATTCAAGACAGCAATTAGAGAGGGAACAGAAGAATTAAACGGATTTTTAGGGACAGAAGAAGATATGGAAAAAGAGGTAACTCACAATATGATTTTATCAATTAGTTATGCGAAATACACTACATATATTTATAGGGCTACTTACAATAATGATTTACCAACATATTTCGCCAATAATAACAAATTTATTGAAAGTCAGGCAAAACAATTAATTGACGATGATGATAATGGTCTATATGAAAAGACAAGTATTGGCTGGTTTCCAGTTCATAAATTCGCAACAGAGAAATACAAATCTATGCTGCGACCACATTATTTACCACACGTTAATTCACTCGTTAAAAACAACCGGTTCATAATTAAGAATATTGAAAATAAACTAAAGAATATTGAAAACGAAGTATTTTAATAAATAATAAAAGACAAAAAAAGAAAAATTTTTTTTTAGTATAAATATAACTTGTAATCCCTATATAACATTCGATGTCTATCAACGAATCAATTATGAAGTCCAATTTAAATAATTACGGCATAGTATATACTCCAGAAAAATTGGTGAATTCCATGTTAGACTTGATACCAATAAAATTCTTCAAAAATAAAACCTTGAAATGGTTAGATATTGGAGCAGGTAAAGGTGCTTTCAGTTTGAATTTATTGAACCGATTGATTAAAAATCTGAGAGATGAATTTGAAACTGACGAGGCTTGTAAGACACATATATTGAAAAATATGTTGTATATGGTGGAAATCTTTGAGCCGCATATAGATAGTTTGACGTCATTATTTAGTAATGAGGCTAACATAATAACTACGAGTTTTCTCTCTATGGATGAAAATACATTCGGTAAATTTGATTTTATAATAGGCAATCCACCATATAACATTAATGGTTCTATTAAAACTCCCACGAATTCAAAGATTAAAAAAACGGAAGACGGTAAAGCGATTTATGTTGATTTTATTGTAAAAAGCATAGAACTATTATACGATGGGGGATATATCAATATGGTAGTCCCTTCTCTCTGGTTAAAGCCAGATAAATCAGGATTATATAAAATATTAACTGAATTGAAAATTCATAATCTCACTTGTCTATCTACTTCAGACAGCAGTAAAGCGTTTAATTATAAGGCACAAACACCAGTTACTTATTTTTTAATTGAAAATACTTATGAACCAAAGGAGAATAAAATGAGTTCGTTCAAGATATTTGATAAAATAGAGAATGAGTATATAAACTATACGTTAAAAATAAACGAACCAATACCCATAAATGGTATTAAAATAATAAATATGATTAAACCATATTTAGATACTTATGGACCTATTTCGTTCTATAAAACTAATACTCCATCTTTAAAAATGAAATTATCTGATGTAAGTGGAGAGAATTTGATAAATCCTAATATAAAAACTTGCTTACTGGATGGTCTTGCTCCTAAAATCGTTATAAATTATTCAGATATTAAATGTAAATATTGTAATGATAAACCCAAATTAGTTTTTGGCCACAAAATGTATGGAATGCCGTATTTAGATATTGAGGGTGTAATGGGTATTAGTTCTCGGGATAATTATGTAATAAATGAGTATTCTCTCGCCGAGTTGAGAGAGATACAACTTTTTCTCTCAAGTAAGTTCGCACTATTCATTTTTTCAATATGTAATTATCGTATGAGATACCTTGAGAGGTATGCGTTTAGTTTCATACCAGATATAACTAAAATATCTAATTTTCCAGAATTAAAAAACACCACTCGTGTCGAGAGAGATATGATTATATGTGAGTTCTTTAATCTAACCAAAAAAGAGATAGACTATATAGAAAAGGATTTCAAAAACTATACCTTTTTCGTTTAATTCTATATAAATTTGTATAAATCCCTTATCAACTTCGGGCGGCAGCACCGTTGGTGCTGGCTTTGGATTTTTCGTTTATTTTTTTTATATGTTAAAAATAAAATATAAAAAAATTGAATAGTTTAAAAATATATAATATATTAGCAAATAATAAGCCGTATAAAATATGTTTAGAACTTCACTTGCGAATAAGGAGATGAGACTATCGAGTTGTCTTTTTAGACAACTTCATCATTACGATGACTATGTTATGAGGTCTGAAATTATTCCTTCCGTGCCTGTCCCGATGATTAATGAAACCCCAGCGAAGTCCATATATTATATAGAATCACCGAAATCTATTACTGTTTGCTCTGATTGTAGTGGCACTGGCTGGAAAACAATTAATAATATGGGTTCAATTAATACTATTTTGAATTTACAATTCAAATTTGAATTATGTAAAACCTGCCGTGGAACGGGTTTTCATTAAATATCCATACCATCATCATCATCGCCCGATAATTCGTCAAAATAATTATTTTGGAATGCGTAAGTGTTCCGGAAAATTGGGTTTTCTATGTAATTTTCAATATAGTAATTTTTTAATTTGGGAAAAATATCGTGCTTTTCACATAAATTAATAGTCGCCAAATAACTACGAATAATATTATTGGCAGTATCAGAAGCAGAATTTCCTAGTTTTTCTACCATCAAATACTTTATAATATATTTTTTAAGCAGTATAATTGATACGAACAGTTCAAACATACTAGGCGTGACGGATATATTATTAATAACTAAAAAGTTATACATTCTAATTATAATTTCGTCGCAGAATGGCTCTCTAATTTTAATGTTTAAATCGTTGAGATATTTATCAAAGCGAATTACTAATTCTTCCTGGTTGAAGTTGATATTTAAACAGTGGTGATACACACAAGCACATATTCCACCCACGTTTAACGTATCGTTATAGTATGTAATTAATTTGAAAGTGTCTTGAATGTTATTTTTTGAAATATAACCATAATCATATACAATAAGTTGATAAAAATCATTATATTTTTTTACCTTCCAGTTAGATTCGTGTAAATCCGAGTGATAATAGTCTTTGAAATAAAAATTATCTTTTATAAATAAATTCAATAGTGTTGCTATTTTTTGTTTTTCAATAATAGAATCTGTTATTTCGATCATAGTTTGACCCTCAACATATTCCATTATCAATATATTTTTACTGCTTGCGATAGGCTTGGGAATTAAGATATATGGATTGTCTGTGTATTCATTATAAAAATACATCATATTACTGTGCTCATTTCTCATATCGGCTTGTTTTATTAAATTTTCAAAAAAATTATCAAATATAAAAGGAGTATCGTATTTATTCAAAAATGAAATATTAGTCACCATGAATTTGTAAAAATTCAGAAACACCATAGGATTTTTTAACTGGTATTCTATCTCTGGATGAACTACTTTTAAAGCAACCGTTTGATTTTGGTATGTGCCTTTATACACCTGTGCGATAGAACCCGATTTGACGTCAGCATATATATCTAATTGTAGTTGCTTATCAAATTCTTCCTCGTCTCCGTCGCAATACTCGTCTATAAATACCTGCCTTGTATAATTTAAATCGTGAATATTACAATTCTCATAAAAAGAAGAAAATAAAGACCCCATAAAATTATCATCATCATCGATGTCCAGTAATTCAACGTTGGTATTAATCCATTGGACTAACTTAATCAACATACAACCATTTAAATTAATGGTATTATATAGATATTTTATCAAAGTGCGGTTAATTTTGCCTGTGAAAGTGTAATTAATTTTATTGAGAGTTACTGCGTTTATAAATAGAGAAAAATATACAAAATATTTACCTTTGTTTAATAAATCCTGTATCAAATTAGTCATCTAATATTTATAGTATTTATAATAAGTTAAATTTAATATATAAAATTAAAGTAATTATATTATTTAAATAAATGGGGGAATATATTAACGACATCAAGAGTATCTTGGGTGATTACATCAAAACAAAATATAAAAATCATCTATCTACCAATAAAATCCTATGTATTAAAAAGTCCGAACTTGATGATATTGCATATTCATTTTATAGCGATAATATCAAAGACATTAAGCACGAAATACGCACCCAGATGAAAAGCAAATATGCGGCTAATTATCCATCTGGAACTGTAGAAAACATCATTATGGATATTTTTTCAGACAGCGATTCGAATATAAAGGCAGTAATCAGCGAAATCAATTTCATTCAGGACAAGAATTTATCAAGTGTAGAACTGCCAATTACGAACAACTCACTTAATCTGAATATTTCTAACACAGATGGGTTTATTATTATTAACCGTGTTAAAGACACATACGATGTAAATTTGAAGGCTGTATATGATGATATTATTAAATACAAATTTATTTATTCAATTAATAACAAAATATTAGACGACTTTGGAGAGAAGGAGAAAATCGGTATTATTAAAGAAGAAATTACAACTAATACAAGCGTCAGGTTAGGTCTATATTACTTGGTAGGCAACGCCGATAAACTATAAATACCACTATAAAAATTTCATAATAAAAATATAATTTTTTATTATAAAATTGAATAATTTTTGTAAATATAATAAACGACTATCAACGGCTTTAACGGGTCATAATAAGTTAGTATGGAAGTTTGCGTCAGTCGCTTCAACAATAAAACTTATTATGAAAATAAAAATTATAGAGAGCGATATGGTATTCCGTGTATTTACTCGTCTCCTATCAAAATCACCCCGAATATATTGCCTTACGCAAAATTAATTGTCGTAGAAATGAATAATGACACCAATAGGATAGAAGGTTTCGGCGTGATTAAAAATTATATAGACTTTAAAAAGAATTACAAAATATATGATGATAGGAATTATAATAGATACGTATATACATCTGAAAAACGATTAGACAGAGAGAATTTAACCAGTTACGAAAATATTCTAATTATGGAATTAGAATATCTATTATTTAAAACACCAAAGCATTGTAAAAGGGGGCATGGAATTCAAATTATACCAAATCATATAAAAACTAATACCGACTTTAATTATTTTAAATTTATAAATCAATTAATCATATCACGATTTAATAAATAACTGTGTCTATTATATAATCATGGATGAAGAGGGGATGATAAATACGGATATGAATATATATTCAGTAGAAGACTTAATTAATCTATTGGAATTGGATAATGACTATACAAAAGAGGATGTAATTGAGAAGGTAAATTTTTTAAATAAAGAATATTTTGAGGACAACGAGGAATTAAGTGAATTTTTTAATAATATTCAAAACAAATTAATAGAAGAGTTCAACGATAATTTAAACGAAAATATTCTGCCTGATTATGGTAGTTTAATAGAAACGGTTGAAACTATGGAAAATATGGGAGAAGATAATACTGATGGCGAAGACGATGCGGTAGAAGATGGGGAGGATGAAGATGAAGATGATGATGACGAGGAAGATAATCAGGACATCAAAAACGACAACTATATATTAGAAGGTGACAGGAGTTATAACATACACGACCTAATAGAAAAAGACGAAAGCAATATTGAATATTATAATAGTTATGATTATCTTCATTTTAATACCATATTTAGAGCGAGGAATAATTCATTAATAGATACGCTCGTTCCTGCTACAAATAGCAATTTTGTATTAGCATCGCCTATAAATAATATAAGCAGAATCAAATTAGCATCTATAAATATAAAGAAACCTTATGTAATAAGCAATACAAAATCAAATAACACATTTAAAATCAAGAAATTCATAAGCACAAATGGTGTAATATCCTGCGATTTTTCCAGTGTGATTGTTATTGAAGACGGCTATTATGATAATCCAGATAATCTCTCAGAGTATTTAAATAATAATTATTTTGATAATTCGTCAGGTGATATTACCTTTATGAAAAATATCAACTTTTCTATCAATGATAACTCTAATAGAGTATCGTTTAAATTAAATAGTACGTATATTACAGACAATCCTTCATTCATTTATTTTTCGGTGGATTTCAAAACATATTATACGAAATATTATTCACTTGCGACAATTTTAGGTTTTGATTATAATAAGTCCTCTACATACTATACATCAATTAGAGACCCAACTGATAATAGATTTAATAATTCGGTAATAACATCACCGTATAATTTTACATCAAAAGGTAATGCCGAATTATTTTTTTGTCTTGATGAGTTTCACTCTAATATTGTTGAGACACATAAGTTATTCCTTAATAATAATATGTCAAGTCAAAAAATTTTAGCAAAGATAGACGGTTCTCTCGGCACAAGTCAAACAAAGAATTATATAACAGAAATATTTTCACAAACAGATACAAGATACGACCATACTCGTGAATATGATGGCGTAATAAATCTTCTTAACTTTAATGTCAAAATCGTTGATATATATGGTAATATAGTTAATGATGATTTAATAGAGGATTTTACATTTACATTAGAAGTAAAAATAAATAACAGCAGGTTAATAAAAAATAAGTATAATGCGAAAATTTAAAGACATCGTTTAAGTTGTTAATGTGAAAATTTCATTACCATAATTGAGTTCGTGGGAAATCAAATTTAACCCGACAGATTTGAATAATTCTTTAATTTCATCAATCTCAAATATGTAATAAAATCTCTCAAAAACTGTTCCATAATTGTTCCACAAAACAATTGAATTTCCATAATTATTGAAATGGCGTTTAGAATTGGCTGGCTGATTGATGGACCATACCGATATTAAAATTTTACCACCAGGTTTAACAAGTCGTTTCATTTCCTTTAACGCTTCAATTCGGTGTTCTACAGTAGATAAATGATGGAAAACAGCGATACAAATTATTCCATCAACCAAATCACTCTTCAGCCTCACATCGGTAATGTTGTAATTATAAACCTCTAATCCTTTACCCTTACAAATATGAATGAATTTATCGCAATTATCAATACCTATAAACTTGAGATGGTTATGAACCATATTTCTACCATTACCACAACCTAAATCCAAAATTAGATTATCGCCTGTGTATTTATTGAGAAAATCTACCACCCAACTCCATTTATATACTCGTGTATTGTTGAAATGTTGTGCGATGCCTTGATAAACATTTCTTACATTATTATTTTCTACCGCAGAAAGCATGTTAATTTATATTAATACATCGTTATTAATATAAATTCTTATCAATTTTAATTTAATTGATATGTATTAATATATCTCGTCATTTAATGATCCGACGTGCTTTCAGAACCAGCCCAAGTCATGTATTACAGGTAAGAAGTGATAGGGATTCCATATGAGTAGATACATCTGTATCCAAAAAAGAACTATAACCAGATTGTCTAATAATCGGTGGCGGAACACTACCGTTCTTAGCGTTTTCATACATCATTATATTTGATATAATGCTTTCATCCAGTATTCTAACTTTTTTTTTATATTTAAAAATTGTTTTTTGAATATATTCATCACCATCACCACAACCAACACGAGACATAAATATTATATATGGATATTAAAATATATAATAAAATAGGTTAAATATATAAAATCAATATTATCATATGGTAGCAATCGGTATAGATTTAGGTACAACATATTCGTGTGTCGCGGTATGGAAAAATAATCAAGTAGAAATTGTCCCGAATGAGCAGGGAGCGAGAACAACACCTTCGTATGTTGCTTTCACCGATACAGATCGGTTAATTGGTGATGCGGCTAAAAATCAATCGTCTCAAAATCCGGAAAATACAATTTTTGACGCTAAACGTCTAATTGGTAGAATTTCGTCTGACGCAGCCACGCAAAATGATATTAAACATTTTCCGTATAATGTTATTAGCAAAGACGATAAGCCAGTTATTCAGGCAAAGTATAAAGGTGAGATTAAAGATTTTCTACCTGAAGAAATTTCGTCTATGGTTCTCGCAAAGATGAAGGAGGTAGCGGAATCGTTTCTAGGTGAGACTGTGGATTCGGCGGTTATTACTGTGCCTGCTTATTTTAATGACGCACAGAGGCAATCCACCAAAGACGCTGGTGCTATTGCTGGACTAAATGTTCTGCGAATGATTAACGAGCCAACAGCAGCAGCAATTGCTTATGGACTTGATAATAAAACGGAGGAAGAGAAAAATATTCTAATTTATGACCTGGGCGGTGGAACATTTGATGTAACACTTCTCACGATTGAAGATGGCGTATTTGAAGTAAAGGCGACTGCTGGTGATACACGTTTAGGTGGTGAAGATTTTGATACTCGTCTGGTTCAACATTTTACGCTGGATTTCAAGCGTAAGCACAAAAAGGATATTACTGAAAATAAGCGGTCTGTAAGGCGTCTAAGAACCGCCTGCGAAAATCTAAAGAAGACATTATCGTCCGCAACACAAGCATCAATTGAACTTGATAGTCTATTTGAGGGAATTGACTATTCGGCAAATCTTTCTCGTGCTCGTTTTGAAGAATTATGCGGAGACCTTTTTAGGAAGACATTTGACCCCGTCGAGCAGGTAATTAAAGATTCAAAAATTAGTAAATCCAATATCGACGAAATCGTTTTAGTCGGTGGCTCTACTCGCATTCCAAAAATTCAATCTCAACTTGAAAATTATTTTAATGGTAAAGCACTCAACAAGTCCATCAACCCTGATGAGGCAGTTGCGTATGGTGCTGCGGTTCAGGCTGCTTTACTGTCTGGCGTTACTGATTCCAAAATTGATGATATTCTTCTTCTTGACGTATCCCCACTATCTCTTGGAGTTGAGACAAGTGGCGGTGTTATGACTACTATTATTGAGCGTAATTCTACTATTCCAACTAAAAAGTCGCAGACATTCAGTACTTATGCGGATAATCAGCCTGGTGTATCCATTCAAGTATTTGAGGGTGAAAGAAAATTCACCAAAGACAATAACAAATTAGGTGAATTTACACTTCAAGGAATTCCCCCCATGCCGAGGGGTGTCCCACAGATTGAAATTTCATATGATTTAGACGCCAACGGTATTCTTACTGTCTCTGGATTAGAGAAATCTACCGGCAAGTCAGAGGAAATTAAAGTAACTAACGATAAGGGACATCTAACAAAGGAGGAAATTGAAAAGATGATTGCCGATGCTGAACTATTTAGAGAAGCCGATGAAACCGCAAAAGCAATCGTGGATGCACGCAACAATTTAGAGGGTATGGTATATCAAATGAAGTCCGCCCTAAGCGATGAAAAAATAGCCTCACAGATCGATGAAACTATGAAAACCGAATTAACTGCGGTAATTGACGAACAAGCAACATGGTTAGATGCGAACCAAATGGCTACAAAAGAGGAGTATGAAACTCGTGCTGAGGAACTAAAAACGAAAATGAAACCTCTACAAGATAAAATGATGGCTGAGATGCCTACCGCTCCAGATGTTCCAACCGATGAAACTCCTCATTCGGTTAATATCGATGAGGTAGATTAATACATTTGTATTGTGCTCTCCAAAAATACACATATTTGCTTTCTAAATTATATTAAAAAGTAAATATTATAACCCGTTTATGGTTGATTATTAAATTAAAAAAAATATTTTAATAATCACAACTTTAATTTTTTTGTATTTTGTATTTTTTCATTTTGTATTTAGTTTTTTATACACGCATACCAACAGCGACAACAGGTTCATTATTATCTGTTGGTACACGCATACCAAAATCGGCAACACGAACCGGTAGTACTGTCTGTGGGCGAATATAATATCCAAGGATAGAACAGGCGAATAATCCAAGCGCTGATAGACAAATAATAATAGCATATAGCCGTCTGTCGCCCTGATGGTCCTCGTGATTATCGTGTTTGGTATTTACACAATATTTATATACCACCTCATCTGATACTTGAAGACGGCGCCCCGTTGGCGGCGAAGGTGGTGGCGGAGATGGTGGGGGCGAAGGTGGTGGCGGAGATGGTGGGGGAGGCGATGGTGGATGAGATGGTGGCGGAGGCGAAGGTGGTGGAGGTGATGGTGGAGGTGAAGGTGGAGGAGATGGTGGCGGAGGCGAAGGTGGTGGAGGTGGGCTGGATGGTTGGTGGTGGAGGTGGAGGTGTATGGTGACCCCGAGACCGAGACACATGCGACATGGGTCTTAGAG